AACCCCCGCTCCTAATTTATCCAATACCCGACTCAAGATTTGCCCAGCAACATAACTAAGTTCCTAGAGATCCTCTTTTTATTTGTATGGTTGTCTTGATATCACCAAGGTATGGTTAAATTGGAAGCAACTCACTTTTGAACCATTTTATTTACAAACCAAAACATTTATTAAATATTCATTGTTTATTTCACCCAAAACACAAAATACTAAAAATATTAACCAGCGGTGAACTTTTATTCTTCAACCTTTCTCATTGTTGGGTAGAAAACTACTTGGACTGACTACGTGTATTTACCTTGTATTCATACTCTTGGACCCCGAGGGGTTATCAAAGTGGAAAGGACTAGTAATCTGGAACACCTAAGAGAGTCTACACTGACACGGGAAACACCCAGGTATGGACTATCATGTAAATGCTATGATGCGTGGGCAGACTATCTCTGCAATAATGGTCGATTGACCTGTCGTAAGCTACCACTGTTAGCAAACTAAGACACGTATTCATTGTAAACTGTTAAATTAATCCGGTTTAGCAGCGTTGGCAGCAACTCTTCAAAGGATTCTTTATTTTTATAATTTTATCATATGGTCACAACATACGAATTTTCAATACAGCGATATAGAAAGTTATTACAAAGCAAACAAAGAAACAAACAAACAAACAGAATGAATTCCAAAATCGATAAAACTATCTCAACTGCAAATTCCCCTCGCCCGCAGAAATCTTACACAGGACAAGGGGAAGCACAACGTAGACGCGTTTATCGCGATCACCTATTCTCACACAGACTCCACACCTTGTCGAAGCTCTATAAGGGTAGGCCGCTTCCAATTTTCGAATCATCTCACAGACTCATAAGAGTAACCGTTGACTACTTTGGCAACGAATTTGAACTTCTCATGTCTCACGAAGACAAGTGGACCGAGCCATGGCTCAAGACCCTCCGCAAGTTTTCAAAGGCAATGGATTACCAATTTTCACTGGTAGGATCAGCAGTAGGAGCAATTTTTGGAGCTTTCGGCATGTCAACATATATGTCCTCAGTATTTAACTCATTCTTCAAAGGCCTCACCGCCTCAGCCATCTCAACAATGTTGGCAATCGGAATTTTACTCAAGGCAACAGATACATTCATCCAGTGTCAAGCCATGACACTCATTGTCACAAATCTCGGCATTGGTTTTCACCTACTTTCAACCATTGCATGGCCATTGATGCCAACACGCCTCATTTTTCAAGCTGATGACCAACGACCCTTCTCATGGGTCCCAAGTGCAATCGCACTCCTATTAACAACAATTATGGGAGGTGCCTCAATCGCTCAATATTTGGGCATTTTTTCGAGAACAGCAACTATGGGTTACACCATGGGCACGATACTCGGTCTCCACAGGATCATAGGTGATAGCATAAAAGAGCTTGTCCCTTACGTCTACAAGAGCATTACCGGACGAGATTGGACTGTCGAAACACTAGCCACGAGCCTCTCCTCTTTCACTGACTTTATTGCTTCCGTGGAAGACTTTGAACAAAACCGCTTAGCGGCTCTCGAACACGATTGGAATGCACAGCTTGAAGTCTACGACCTCCAGCAAAAATACAAAAATTTGCAGCTGGAAGCACAGAGACTTGGACTCGGGAAATCTCTCACCCCAATTGTACAAGCTTATTGGACGAAAATCGCATCGTGGGTTAAGAGAGTGGCAGCATCAGGAATTCTACTCGCAGGACACAGAGCAGAACCACACTCAATCCTTATTTCAGGAAAACCCGGAATGGGTAAGAGCTACATGGTCAATAGTCTAGTCAAAGATGTAGGTGGAGATGATATCCCATGGGGTGAAATACCAGGTGAAGGAATTGCAAATCACATCTACGCAAGAAACCCCCAAGAGAAATATTGGGCAGGATATAGAGGACAGTTCTGTACGCTATACGACGACTTCGGGCAAATCGCCGACACTGAAGGATCACCAGACGTTGAATTTTGTGAAGTTATTCAAGCGGTAGGCGATAATGCATTCAAGATACCAATGGCAGACATTGAAGAGAAGAACAGAGGCTATTTTAGAAGCCCAATGCTTATCGCAACAACCAATCTTAAGAGATTCACGCCAGTGAACGTCAAGAGCATTCGCTCCCCCGAAGCACTCGCAAGGAGGTTCGACATTCACGTGGAGATCATTAAGAGGGGGAAAGAACGAGCTTATCAACTCATGCAGGATAACGAACCGAAGAAGGTAGTAACCTACCCAGAACTCGTCAACCTCTGCAGGTCGTTCTATAGGATAAAGCAAGAAAAGTTCAAGGAACGAGCTGAACAAGGAAGTGACAGAACCACAACGATTGAACACGCTTGCGTGGCGGATAAACTCAGCTTCGTATCGGCACCATCTAGTATCGAAGGCACTGAACTGAAACGCAGGTATCACAATGCGTCTGAGCCTGACCATTCGTTTTGCCATCCCACTCTACATTGTAGACAAACAACACAAGGAATTTGGGACTGGATCTGGCCATCACCAACGGCTACTTATGAACACGAGATTCTCTTCGCCCACTTACTGTGGGATCCAAGAATAGAGAACTATTTCACCACTGAACGAAGAAGTGAAATTGACGAAGCGTTTGAGGACTTTCTTGACATTCATGCATCAATTGACATCACAACAGACACTTGGAAGCGGTTTGGCATGCGCAATCTCCCCCAGTTTTGGGAAGACATGTCACGCAACCACATGGACCTACTTCAGAAGAAGTTCAAAGTCAAGAGCTCAAGAGCCCAACACACCATAATTGAGGGGTTACTACATTCTTCAACTGAAGATCTAGCTGAACTGGGAGTCATTCCAGGCCCAACACTCATCTCACACTGGGCAAAAGTTATCTTGAGCTCTATAAAGAAAGCGTTCTCATTGCTTGGAGGGATATTTACCGACATTGTATCCCACATTTCAGACCTAGCGTTTCAAGCTCCAGGGATCTTTATCGTCTTCATCTGCTTTGCACCACTCTTGCTTGATCAGTGCATAACAGCAATTTCATCTCTTCTGAGATCGGATAAGACCTATGAGAATCCAAAGGAAGATGATAAACTTCTCGAAGAACTTCACAGGAGGTATGAGACTAAGAAAGCAATGTCCCAGTACCAATCAAGAGACATGAAAGGTGGACAGAAGAGCAATAAGACGAGATCTTTTCACATGACAAGAGAATCAAGAGATGCCCATGGTGGACAGAAATCAAACAAGACAACAAGTATCAAGATGCAATTTGAGACCTTACCGCCCTGTGAATACCTTGAGGTCTACAATATCTTCGGAGCAAAATACCTCGGTATTAGACAGGACATCATTGACTATGCGTGTACTGAAGGAGGAGAAACCGTCGCTGATCTTATCAAGATAGCCTATCTGCAATTTGCGGAAGTGTTAATAGAAGCATCAGCAGGCGGCGGTTACTCAGAAGAGACATTGAACAGGAGGATGATCGAGTTTTACACTCAGACTGCTAGCAAAACATCATACGAAGCAGCACTAGACTCCCTCGACGCAACAAAATCCGAGAAGAAGATGGTTCTGGAAGGAGATAAACACCAGAACTTCCAAAAGTGGCTGAGCAATCAGGAATTTAAACTCCAGTACCAAGGCTCAGCTGACCAGAACGCAGACGGCATTGCAAAAGCAATAACAGGGAACATCCTTGACATTCGCGCACGAGGCGCTCTAGGGAAGGCATCCCAGATCTTTTTCATAACAGCACGAGTGGCATGGTGCAACAAGCATACGTACGAACTACTCAAGAACAATGACTTCACCATCACAAGATTCAAAAAGGATAACACACCTGACCACCTGGACTTTCAATGGCAAGACTGCAAAGTGATTGCCCATCCGGAGCTCGACATTGTGCTTATCCATTTTCCGAAGACGCTAACTCCCTACCCAACAGTTATGAAGCACATAATCACAGACAAAGACCTTGACTTTAAAATGCTTCCCGCGGGGAGGATCGTGACCAGGCGAGATGGAATCGTCACCTACATCCAGAGCCCTTCACCTTCAGTGGTCGAGAAAGCTCAAGTTCAAGCAGGCGAAATCGTTCCAGCAAGCTCAGCAATATGCTACACCAACATGAACACCATTGTTGGAGACTGCGGAGCACCATTTTTTATCTTGGACCCAACCAGGCAACGAAAGATTTGTGGACTACACTTTCTCGGAAACAGTTTCGGAACAGGACAGGCAGTACTAGTTACACAGGAACTGCTACAGAGCATGATGGACGCAGGAGATTTTGAGGAAGATTTACAATACCAACACTCATTTAGCGGACTTACATCCGACACTATTGTTGATCTACCACTTGGAGAGATACCCACACCCTTTGAACCAACGAAAACCAAAGTCAGACATTCGATCATACACGGAGAAGTTAGTGAACCAATCACGGCACCATCAATTTTGAGAGTGACGCCACTTTGTGACCCAATGGAGAGAGGCGTGAAAGAACTACATAAACAAAGGCACATTGTGCCACAAAGATTTATCGAACAAGCACAACAAGTTCTTACACGATTCACTTCAGGACCGATACAGGTCGCTCGAACACTCACGCTTGATGAAGCGCTGTCAGGAAAAGGAATTATAGGCTTGGAGCCTATAGAGGTATCAACATCAGCAGGACTCCCCTTGTGTATGGATCCGGACGCGAAAGGAAAGCTCAAATGGATCAATCTTGAACGAGAACCAACGGATGAATTCAGGAAAATGATGGACTCCTTCATAGGAGAGCTCAAGAGTGGCACACTTACGGACATTCCCATATTCAAGGAGACACTCAAGGACGAACGAGTCAAGAAAGCGAAGGCAAATATCCACGACCCAAACAAAATCAAGACAAGACTGTTTTCAGCCAGTCCATTGAAATTATTGGTGGCGCTACGGATGTACTTTGGAGCTTTTATGGCACATGTTGTGAGAAACCAAATACGCAACACAAGTACAACCGGGACGAACCCACATGGCCCGGACTGGCAATTGATAGCTGATTGGCTACATGAAGTCTCAACAAAAGTTGACGACGGAGACTATTTTTGTTTTGACACGTCACAACCAAGTGGTTTTTTGCAGGCTGTCTATGACGCCATCAGAGAATGGTACAACATGAACGGAGGAACACCGGAGGACGACAAAATCAGAAGACAACTTGCAGACCTATGCATCCATCCCTACAGGAGCGCAAGAGGAGTAGTCTATCGAACAAATGGGTCCCTACCATCAGGACTTTTCGGAACAACACCAATTAATTCAGGTGTGAATCTCGTCGCCTTCTTCTATGCTTTCAAGATACTTTACCCTTGGGCATCATCAGCGGATTTCCTCGCAAATGTACGAACAGTCACCCATGGTGATGACGTTCTTTTTTCAGTTAGCGAAGAATACGACGGATTTACTTCTGAGAACATCGGACTCGCGCTTGCCAACATTGGAATGACTTTCACACCAGCAGACAAAGGAGGCGTTGCCTCACTCGCTCGACCAATCGAAGAGACAACATTTCTCAAAAGAGGCTTCAAGAAAATTGGTGGCATTTATCGTGCCCCCCTCGACACCAAGAGTTCTTTGGAAATGGCGAACTGGATCACAAAAACGGCCGATCCAACCAAAGCAACAATTGACAATTGCGAAGCAGCCTTTAGAGAACTTGCTATCTCAGAAGATGACCTTACGCTACAGAAACGGATACGAGATGCGGTTTACCGCGCGACCAACGGACGACACACATTGCAACTAATCACGCAAGAGGAGGCTATTGCTTCTCTCTTTAAAAACTTCTGACGCCAAGACCCCTGCCTCGTAGAGTTTTCTAACTCGCCTCTACTTGGTAACGCTAGCATCAGAATGCAAGACAGAGTTATTTGGGCTCACATGATTGTAGAAACCCATCTTAAGACAATCGCTTCAACAACACCACCAACAACAGCACCAACAGCACCAACTGAGCCAACAGCAAGAATGGCAAATGACCTCGCCACCAAAGCCTCAGCAGGCCTAAACCTACTGTCAGCTAAAGTGGACAACCTCTCCGGAAATTCATTTTCCGACCCGGACAATGCAGAGCCAAACTCCGCAGTCGAAAGACCACAAGGAATCACCACATTCGTTGATGGAGAAGACACAATGCAAGATTTGGCCACAGCGACGCTCACAACACCATCAACTAAACTCATGCCGATGAGAGACAAAGACACCGACTCTGTCGGAGAGATCCTCTCAAGACCAACATTCCTCTCGAATGTCACCTGGTCAGCCTCCCAAACAATCGGGACTATTCTGGCTTACTATGACTTGCCAGAGGCTATTCTCTCAGCATCAACCATCAAGACGTGCAAAGCACAATACAATCAGTTCATGAGGGCTGATTTGGTCATCAGAGTCGAAGCCTCGCCTGTCCAATTTCAAGCAGGACGCCTATGGGTTTGTTTCGAACCCTACAGAAACCAACGAGGATCGAGGAGAGTCTATGGATATCAACAACAATTCACAGCTCTCCATGGCATCGCCTATGATCCATGCAAGCCAAATCCAGTCGAGCTGAGAATTCCATTCTCAAGTATCGTTGCAGCATGGGATTTGCCCATTGGGCAATTTGGCATGGGCTCCGTTCTTCTCTACGTGTTGTCACCTCTAAATTCAGCATCAACAACTTCGACAGTTACAGTCTCAGTCCAGGGATGGTTCGAAAATGTCGCTCTTTCAGTGCCGACACAACAGGCCATGCTAACCGCACCAACGCGGATTGATGCAAGACAACATCTTCATGGAGAACCAATGAAGTTTCAAGCCTCAGAAGAAGGGCTGGCCCAAACTCACAGATTCTCAACAGCACTCTCACGAATCGGGAGAATTGCGACGACTCTTGGCAATTTTCCCTTTCTCTCATCAGTCGCGATGCCCGTGGCCCACTTCGCAAACGTGGCATCATCATTCGCAGCATACTTTGGCTTTTCGAAGCCACCGGATGTTTCTGCACCAACAAAAGTCACAGCACACAACAGATCAGCTTGGGCCAATTCAGACGGACCCCTCCCTCTCGTCGTGCTCGGAGACTCAACGCAAAACGCGGTGGACCAAACAGACAGGTACTTTCCAAATCCAATTGACGAAATGGATATCGCGTACATCTGTTCAAATCCTGTCGTCACAAATCAATGGTCCTGGTCAACAGACAACACAGTCGGACAACTCATCACTGTGCTACCAGTCCACCCAGGAGTCTGCAACATCCTCTCAAGCGCTGGAACCTACACTTTCGACACTTTCATACCAACACCAATGGCCTATGTCGCCTCAATGTTCAAATACTGGGGAGGTTCGATGAAGTTTCGCATGGAGGCCGTTTCAACACCTTTCCATGCAGGAAGGCTGATGATAGCTTATGTTCCAGACTATGACCCACTCGGGGGCACACTCTCGATCAATGACGTTGGCAACAACTACACTGTTCTCTGGGATATCACCGATTCTTCCCAGATCGAGTTCGAAGTGCCCTACATGGCAAACACGCCATACCTCGACGTCTACCTCGACGACGCCTCCTACACGAACTTGAAGGGGGCAGAAACTGGCACGACACCACGCAACAGGATTAGGAAAGTCCAAAATGGAGCAATTGTGGTCTTTGTACTCAACCAACTGGTCACCCCATCTTCCGCAGCCTCGACAATTTCAATCATCAATTGGGTTGCAGGAGGAAGGGACATTACGTTCGCAGAACCAGCTCTAGGAGCCTTCAGACCATCAGAAAGCTCGGCAGCTCGAATCGACTATGTAGGAAAGTTCTATGACGGTACAGCCATGACAGCAGTCCCAGGCACGACACTGCCCACTAGAGCAATTGACGACCTTGACACAGTTGTCAAAAAAATGAACGAGCTCTCACTCGAAGATGAGGAATTTTCCTACCAATTCGCACCAACTGGACTGACCTCAAAAGGACCGGACGCCCGAGCAGGAACAGGACCACAGCGCTTGCCCTACAACAACTTCATCCCACCGAAGTACCTTGACCCGGTTGAAAGAGCAAAGCTCGCCTT